CCGTCACCCATAGGTGTTGGTTCCATTGGCATTGCAGAGTTTCCATCAGGTCCTGGCATCATGCCAGTCATATCCATAATGGCTTTTTGAATTTGAATTTTTACAAGTTGAAGAGCACCGTCTGCTTGTGCATCAGACATAAGTTCATCACGAATTTCGTTTAACTTCTCTTCTGGGAATTCTTCGCCAAGTTGACGCAATGCGCCTTCTTTAGACTCAAGACCCATTCCAAGTTTAGTTTGAATTTCATTCAAAACAATTAACTTGTCTAGAGGAAGTGGTTGAGGGAACTGTGCATAGTTTTGATATGAAATAGGGTCATTAGGGTCAAGTTGTGGATACTGACCTTCTTTAATAGGGCCATCTATATCTGGATTGTAAGTCATTGTTTCTGGTTCTTTAAAGAACAATGTACGAAGAGCAAGTTCGTTAATTTTTTCTAAGCCCTTGCCGTACTGCGAAGTTTTTTGTGCCCAACGGTTCATCAATGGCTGGTACTGAATAGAAAGTGCAACGCCAGATGTATTGGAGATAGGTTGAACTTGACCCAGTGCGGTTTCTGGGATGTTCATGATTTCGTGCATAGAACGCTTCAAGAGTTCAAGGTATGAAAGCGCACCTTGAATTCCTGCAGCACCTCCCTCAAGGTTGAAGACTTGAGCATCTTTTGGAAGACCGCCCCAAACCTTCTTAGCACCCTTTTCAAGATTAGAGGCTTTTGCACCAACAATAACTGTCACAGGGGAAGCGTGATAGTTAATGATGTCTGCAATGTCAGTTGATATTTCATTGTAGGAGCGGTTTAGTGTGATGATGTCGTGTGCGTCTGCGAGACCCCACGGTGAACCTGAAACAGGAACATTAGGTATGTGCACCACTGGAATAAGTCCTAGTGGATTTGGACGAGAGTCAATCAATTCATCATTGATGTACTCTTCAATTGTGTCGTCAGTAAGAATTTCAGTGTAAGTAAATACTTGGCGTGTACCTTCCAATGATGTACCCCAGAAACGATACTTCTGCTTAAAGCGAAGAAGGCGTGTTCTATCGTGTGGGTGGAATTCAGGAAAACAAAAAGAAGAGTTCATTGGAAGAAGACGAACACGACCTGGATGATTTGCTCCTGATGAATCTTTCCATGCTTCTTCGTATGCAATCTTTACAAATACGTCTCCAGTAATTCCGCCTTGTTGTGCCATTTCAAGAAGTACACGCATCTTGTCGTTGTCTACTTCCCAAATACGCTCTAAGCGGTCTGGAACAATTGCTTCTGTTGCTTTAGGGGAACGGAAGTGAATACCCTTACCAAATACAAAGCGTGCTAAAAAGTCATTGAATGCACGGTAGTAGTTAACTGTAAGTTGCATTTCGCCAGATTCACGGCGATAACCCCAGTGATGACCAAGGTACATTGCCCAGTTAAGTGAGTAGCGATTAAGGCGTGGACCATGTACTTCAAATTCTTCGTCAGCAAGTTCAACTAAACCAAGTGGTGAAACCGAAATGGTTAAGTCTGATGATGCAGCCCTGTATGACGGAGGACTAAAGTCCATAAATGACATTACTTCTTGCCTTTATCCTTCTTTGAAGACTTCTTTTCTGTCTTATCTTTATCAATCTTACTTCTTTTTTCTAATTTTTCTTTTTCGTGTTTCTTTTTTGCAATACCCATTTTGCGGTCTGCTTCTGTGGTTTCAATGAAGCGACCACCATGTTCTACATAAGTCTTATGAACCCAGTGCGATGCACCTGGGTTTGGATAGTTAGAGTACTTTGCCTTTGCTTGCGCAACAATCATTGCCCACATCTTAGGGTTGGCAGGTTTACTCGCCATACTATCTCCTCTCTATAACCCGATAAACCCCCACACTAGTGTGGGGGTTATCAGATGTCTGTCTTAACTTAGTCGTTTACGACTGTTGCGGAAGTACGCTGTGTGCGTCCGCCTGAACGAACAACTGTCTCAATTGTCTGAGCAGCGTAGTCGTTGTGAGTTCCGTGTGCGAACTCGCCCAAGAATGTTGGTGCTTCTACCCATGCAGCAGAACCCACGTGGGCACGCTCTGCAAGAGTTTCAGCAGCAGGTTTCTCAAATACGTTTGCGTTACGGTTAGGACGTCCTGCTGCAGGCATGTAACCCTGCATCATGCCCTTTTGGAAATCGGTTGGGACATCTGTGTCTGTTGCGATTCCTTCTTCAAAACGAAGTGGACCACGACGTGTTGCATTGTCAGCGCCCTTTAGTTCGTAGTTCTGGGGTGCACGCTCTGGAAATTGAGGTGCTGGTGAGATACTCATGTTTACTCCTTAAGGATAAATAGGAAGGCCATTCCAGGTAAAAGTTTCCTACCTTTTGACCTGGTTATGTTGCTGAACTAGAAAAAAGGATTAGAAGAGGCCACTACTTCAGGCATAACTAAAGACTCTGTTAAACAACAGGCTATTGATAAAGAGTCTACAAAGTCATCGTGAGCATAGGCTTCATCAGGTGCGGCTACAAGAAAGTTAGGACCTTTATACTGTACTTCTGCATCTGTCATTTGTTGTACAAATCGCTTCCACGTACGCAATCTACGTGTTTTTGCGTGGGCAGGCCAAGAAATCATTTCTCTTTGAATTAAAGCCTGTAGATGTTTCCAACGTTTTGACTGTTCGGAAGGCGAAGATGTAAGAGCAGTTACTTCGGCTCTAGGGATAAGAAGTTTTAAACGTTGGGCTACTGCGTCACCTACACCGTTGGCGTCTACCCCAATTGCAAGAACATCATAGTTTTCTAAAAAATTTACTATTTGGAAGTACTGTTCTTCCCAATCGTCTCCCTGTATTTCAAGCCAGTTAAGAACACGGTGCTCAAAGTAGCCAAACTCATCAGGGCGGTCCCAATCAACCCACACCACAGTTACGACTGTACTGACAGTCTTACGAGCAGGGTCAATACCAACCACTACTGGTGTCTTGTGCCAAGACTTTACTAACTCCGAAGACGTATCACCTAACCTGTCCATAACGTTAGATGTAACAAACATTCCTCGTTCAAGAAGCCATTTACAACAGTAAGACATTTGGAACTCATCTGAGTCTTCACCAATACGAAGCATTTCTTTTCTAATGAACTTTTCGTAGTTGGCATTAAACTTTGACACTTCTTTCCAGTCCCATTGAAAATGATTTTGACGTGAACCACGACCTGTTTGACGTCGCTTGTTTAGTTGGATAGCACGGTAAAAGTTGTTTTTAGTTGTTGTAGGAGTTCCTGTTTTAACCATTGTTCCTGCGTAGTATGCAAGCATTGGAGAAATTGATTTAGACACTACAAAGTCGTCTGCTTCTTGGCACTCATCAATGACAATCAAATGGAAAGACTTAGATTCAATCTTTGCGCGAGGGTTTGCAGTCATCATCGTAATCGTAGAACCAGAATTCTTTAGTTTAATTTGACGAGTTACTCCACCAACACGTGCTGCAGAGTCATCAATTTCAGGGTCACCAAGAATTTCAACTGCACGCTCAGAGGTAAGGCGTGTAACAGCACGACTAAACAAAGTTTCTACCTGCGACTCAGTAGGTGCAAATAACCCTACCCACAGACCATCTTTAAACTTTCCAAGCAAATCTGGATATAATTTTGCAAGACGTGGAAGTAGAACCATCAATGTGGCTACTGTATCCGCAACCGTTTCTGACTTACCTGACTGACGTGAAGCAAGTGCGGTTATTTCTTCACCATCATTAATAATTACTGATTCAATAATTCTGCGTGCTAAAGGTTTTTGATATGCGTGAAGGTCATGTCCTACAAGTACTTTAAGGAAGTCTAAAATTTTATCAATTAATTTTTCAACAAATTGTTGTGATAGTTCATCTAATTCTTCGATGATTTCTTCGGGGGCTAAGTTCTCTTCGTTTAAATAGAACTCAGGATTAATTTCCTCAAACTTATCGTCATCATAGGTATTCATTTGACTCCGTAAATAGCGAGACCCACTTGCGTGGGCCATCGCCTGACCAAGAGAGAGGTAAAGCAAGCAAAGCGTAACACATTAAGCACGACGTCTCAACTCTTTAGCGATTTCGTAAAAGGCTTCTGCACCCATTACTACCTCATCTAACATTTCTTCAGTCGGACTCTTTTGCCAAGCGGTAATACATTTGCCAATCGTGAACATTGAATGTTCCATCCACTGAATCAAGTCGGGCGTAGATATCTTCGACACTCTCTTCTGAATCCGTGTCTGGGGCTGGTGTCCATCCTGCTTCTTCCGTAAAATCCTCATACGTCACTTCCCGTGTTTCTAGTGCTACAGATAATGCTTCTTCTTCGGTTTTTAGGCCAGTCCAACGACCACACACTAGTGCCTTGAACTTAGGTAATCTTAGTATAAAAGGTTTAGAAGTTCTAAATGGTTCTTCAATCTCTTGAGTCCAACCACGAACAACTACTTTGCTGCCCCATTCATAGGGAAATTTAGTTACTTGAACGAATACTGGACCGATGTTATGCACCTTTGGCATTTGTTACCTTTTCTTAGACGCCGCCTTTTGAGCCGCAGTTTTATACGTTGTTTTGTTTTGTCCCTTACCTTTACCCTTTAAGTGTATCTGAGCACCACGGGAGAAACGATAGTACGCTTCTCTAGCAGACTGGGAGATATTAGATTCATCTGCTGGGCCACGTGGTTTAAAGTCAAGCATACGGTAAATAACTGCACCTTTAGAACGGTTAGACTTAAATGCTGCCCATTCGTTTTCGTCTACTTCATAGTAGTTATAAAACGTTCCATCACGAAAAACTACAGTTAACTTTTCTTCATCTGCATCATAACCAGCCGCTACTGTACGTGGGCGTTCTGGGTTTGTTGTAGATGTTGGAACCACAGTCAATGGTGCTGGAGAATCGTCTTCTTCGTTCTGAGGTCCAAAATAACCAGGAACGCTTTCGTCTCCTGTAAGAGGGTTGTATTCAACAAACTGACGACCATAAGAAGTATCCATAGAACTTGGTAACCCAGCCAAGTTATTGTACTCAGTTCGTTCATTATCAAACAAAAAGTAATCTAAGCCCTGCGAATCATCTTCCATGCGGTTACGCATGTTCCTGAACTCTGCTGTAGATGCTGTTGTTGGAGCACCCGTAAATTCTTGCCCAAATACTTGGCGACTTAAATCACCCATTAACTCTTGAGCAGACGGCATAGAACGTCGTTTACCACGACTACTCTTGCCGCCTGCTACACGAGCCATATTAATTACCTAACTAATTAGGATGCTGCTGCCCAAGGTGTAATTGTTACTGCTGCACCTGGAACAACGTTGTTCTGTCCTGCTGCAAGTGACTGAGTCTTAATTGTTCCTGCTGCACCTGCAATAGTTTTTGTTCCGCTGATACTAGTGGTATTGGCTACTGTAAATCCAGAACCACCGATTGTAATTTGATTTCCAGATTCTGCACCTGTAACTGTCCAAGTACCGATTGCATATGCTGGAACACCTGTACCTGCTGTGATTGTAACCTTAGAACCAACTGGATAGGTGCTGTCAAAGTAGGTGCCGAATACGTATGCTACTGTGGAACTTGTAGCATGAAAGCGTGTGATGTCTTTACCAACGTTTGATGCTGCTGATGCAGTTGTAACTGTTAATGAAGCATCCTTCATTGCGTCAACAGCAAGTGCTGTTGTAAATCCACGAACTTCAGGTACAAGAACGTAGTCAGTTGCTCCGACTACATCTTCTCCTGCTGTATTTGGTGAATATTGTGGGTAACCATTCCAACCTGAAAGAGCGTTGATGTGGCTATCTAATGCTGGGTCTAGACGACCTGTTGCTGTATTTGGGCGAGCATCGTTTGGTTGCATTGGCATATT